TGGTAATCTGCCAAAAGGTGAAGGCTATGATGCAATCTTCTATGCACGATTTACAAGTGATAGAGGATCTAATGTAGCAGGCGTACGTGTACCCTTTGCAAGAGTTGGTGTATTCCCAAGAGCATCAGCTCGATCAAAAAATGCAGAGGAAATCTAATGGCAACCGAAAATAAATACGACGTAAAATTAATTAAGGTCGTTGACGGTGATACGGTAGATGTTGATATTGATTTAGGATTTGGTATATGGTTACATGATGAAAGAGTACGTATTATGGGTATTGATACACCCGAGTCACGAACAAGAGATAAAGTAGAAGATCTATTTGGCGAAGCTGCAAAGGCTAGAGTCAAAGAACTATTTAAAAGTGAACATGTAAAGCTTATTACAGAAGAAGATAGAAAAGGTGAGGATATGAAAGGCAAGTTCGGCCGTGTCCTTGGTGATTTTGATATAGAATATAAAAATCAAGACAATTCATATTCAATTAGACGCTTAACAAGTATTATGATTGAAGAAGGTCATGCAGTGGCTTACTTCGGTGGATCGAAAGAAGAAATTGCTATGAAGCATATGGCAAACCGTGAAAAGCTATTGCGCGAAGGTGTAGTAGATCAGGCAGAATATGATAGATTGATGGGAGAACAATAATGGCATGGGTCAATATTACTAATCTATCTGGTTGGCAGTATGATAATGCACCGGCAGATCCAGGTGCAGGATTTCCACAGCAAAGAAAGTTATGGTTGAAGTCGACTAATGGTATACGTACGACAGGCGGTACATCTGTTTATGTGAAAACGAAGAAGACAGCAGATCCTAATACACGTAATCGTGGCGAGATAAGTAAAACTTATTGGGATAACCATTAGGGTGTACAATTAAAGAGGAATGTGGTATAATATACAGGTACGACATTCAGGGAAACAAGATGATATCGTTTAAAGAAACATTAACCGAGCAAAAGAATACTCACATGACACATATAGAGGATAAGGTTCTCTATGGTGGAGTTGAGGGTACTCGACAAGCAATTAATGCATTACGATCTTTACGCGATATGTTAAAAGGTGAGCAAGATGGTAACGTATCTGTTAAGTGGGATGGTGCCCCTGCTATTTTTGCTGGTACTGATCCTTCGGACGGAGTATTCTTCGTTGCGAAAAAAGGGATCTTCAATAAGAACCCCAAAATTTATAAGACCGCTGCTGATGTTGATAATGATACTAGTGGCGACCTTGCTGTTAAGCTTAAGTCTGCTTTACGTGAACTGCCCAAGCTTGGAATTAAAGGTATTGTTCAAGGAGACTTCTTGTTTGGCCCTGGTGATGTAAAGAAAGAAACCATTAAAGGAAATAAATATGTCACGTTTCATCCAAACACCATCGTTTATGCTGTTCCTGCTGATAATAATGCTGCTCGTGATATCACACGCGCTACCATTGGGATCGTCTGGCACACGTCATATAGTGGAACTAGTTTCGATTCCCTCAGAGCCAGTTACGGTGTCAACGTTAGAGGAATGAAAAAGTCAAAAGCTGTATGGTCTCAAGACGCAATGTTAAGAGATCATACAAATCTTTTGATGTCGAAAAAAGAAACTGATGATGTGAATAGAACATTGTCACAGGCTGGTAAATTATTTAATCAGATTGCAGGTTCGACACTGCGAGATCTGCAGTCTAACCAACAACTTGCACAACTTATCGAACAATTCAATAATAAGTATGTTCGAAAGGGTCAGGTTGTACAAAATACTAAACGTCATACTGATATGCTGATCAAATGGATTGGCCTCAAGTATGGTAAAGAAGAAGCTAAACGCAAATCAGAGAAGGGCAAGCAGTCTCAAAGAGATGCTAAGCAGCGGATGCTGTCGTTCTTTTCGCCTCAAAATAAGGCAAATCTAATAAAAATGTTCGAACTGCAAAAATTAATTGTAGTAGCGAAATTAAAACTTATAAATAAGCTTAATACATTACAGAAAGTTAAATCTTTTGTAAAAACAAAGAATGGATTCAAAGTAACAGGTGCCGAAGGCTTTGTTGCTATTGATAAACTTGGTGGTGATGCAGTGAAACTTGTTGATCGTATGGAATTCTCATACAACAACTTTTCACCCAATATATTAAAGGGATGGGATAAACCGGGACGGAACTAATATGTTAAAATTCAGAGAATTTAATGAATTCGTAGAAACCTACGACGAATTAGATGAACGCGCATGGACACCTGCACAACGACGTGCAGCAAAAGTGCAAATGAAAAAGAATAAAGCCAAACTTGCAATCGGTAAAAAGAAATTAAAGTTTAAGATTGCAGATCAGAAACGCATTAAGAAACGTGCTCAAAGACAAGCACGTACTGATGCCGGCAAAAAGATGTCAAAAGGCAGAGCAAAGTCCGAGTTATCCGCAGCTCAAAAGGGAACGCTTGAAAAACGCTTAAGTAAGATTGCATCACGCATTAAAAACTTAGGTCGTCGTATGCGAAAAGACAAGCGTAAACAAGAAGTGCAAAGGAAACGCGGTAAGTAAATGCCTATTAATAGTTTTTCTCAATTTCTGGTTGAGGAGGAAAAAACAGTTTATTTTACCTTTGGTAGAATGAATCCTCCCACTATAGGTCATGGTAAGTTATTAGATAAACTTGCGTCTACATCAGGACGCAATCCATACCGTGTATTCTTATCACTATCCAATGATAAGAAAAATCCAATCCCATACAATTCAAAAATCAAGTATGTGCGCAAGATGTTTCCTAAGCATGCTCGTCAGGTAATGATGAACAAGAAAGTGGTAACACCTTTTGCAGCACTTACTGCATTATATGATGAAGGATTTCGCAGCGTAGTAATGGTTGCAGGTTCTGATCGTGTGAATGAATACAGTAAAAGGTTAAACATGTATAACGGCAAGAAAGGCCGACATGGATTTTATAACTTTAAAGACGGAATTAAGATAGTATCTGCCGGACAGAGAGATCCAGACGCGGAAGGAGCTGAAGGTGCATCTGGCACTAAGCAGCGTAAGTACGCAACTGATAACGATTTTACTAACTTTGCACAGGGTCTTCCGAGTGCAATGTCTAATAACGATGCTAAGAAATTATTTAACGATGTTCGAAGAGGACTCGGACTCAAAGAAACAAAAGAATTTAAAAATATGATACAATTTGACTCAGTCTCTCCAGAGCGTGAAGCTTATGTTGAGGGACAACTATTTAGTGAGGGTGATGAGGTCATTATAAAAGAGACGAATGAAGTTGGTACCATTACAGTTTGTGGTACCAACTATGTGATCGTTGAAGCAAATGGCAACAAGACTCGCCAATGGTTAAATGCTGTTGAGAAGGTTTACGATTATGGTACCGATGCATCAGTGAAAGATATAAAAAAGAAATTTGCACCTAAGGAAGCTAATAATCCGGCATACCACAAAGGATTAGCTAAGTCTACAAAAGACAAACGTAAAGCACAATTTGCAAAACAAGCAAAGATGTCTGACGATAATCCTAAGGCGTATAAGCCAGCTCCTGGTGATGCTGATGCAAAGACTAAACCTAGTAAACACACTAAGAAATTTAAACAAATGTTTGGAGACGACTAATGAAAAGTTATTTCGAGTTACGGGAGAATCTTCAAGAGATTGCGCGCTCTATGACTCCCATGAAAGATAAATTTGGCAAATCTAAAGCTGAAAAAGAAGCGGAAAAAGAAAAAGAAAAAGAAGAAGGTTATGTATCAGCTGCACAACGTAAAGCAGTATGGGCAAACAAAGCAGATGGCGGTAGAGGTCATCCGGACAATAAGCGTAAGAGCAAGAAATGATTAAGTTTAGCCAGTACATCACTGAAAACGAAGGCTTAAAGAATAAAGCTAAGAAAACAGGCATGCCATTGAGTGTACTAAAGAAGGTATACAATAGAGGTATGGCTGCATGGAAAACAGGTCACAGACCGGGCACTACTCCACAGCAGTGGGCTATGGCTAGAGTTAATTCATTCACAACAAAATCATCAGGGACGTGGGGCGGAGCAGATAAAGACCTTGCGGCAAAGGTAAAGGGATAAAAGATGGCACATAAGGTAGGGGACACAGTTACAGTTACACGAGGACCACATAAAGGTGATGCTCATAAAGTAATACACGTACATAAAGATGGCCGTGTAAATGTAAAGCCACATAATAAAATGCCCCACCAAATTAAGTACCGACATGGTGCCGCTACAGCTAAAGCAGACGAGGTAAAGAAGATGAATAAAGAAGGTACTATCATTACGCCTAAAGACTTTAAAATGAAAGATAATGATAAAGAAAAACTGGCAAAAATTGCAAAGATGCTTAAAAGGGATAAAGCAGTTGCTAAGAAGTCGACTCATCCAGGTCCAAATGAAGATGAGGATAAACCTGTTCATATAGTAAGATCTAAAAAAGGTACAGCTCAATTACATCGTATTTCTAGAAACGATAATAAACTAATTCGTAAAGAAGATGTAGATGAAGCATGCTGGGATTCTCATAAGCAAGTTGGTTACAAAATGAAAGGTGGACGACGAGTACCTAATTGTGTACCTAAGAATGAAAACCAAAATGCCGCATTGATGAAGAAACTTGCAAAGTCTGCACAATCATCTGAAAAGGGTAAGAAAGCTGTCACTCTAAAGAAAGCACCATTTAGAATACCATCTAAAGATGACATGAAGAAAGAAGGAGCAATGAAACGTATTGCTACATCTCAGTCAAGTAAGCCTGATCGTATGGCTGGTAAAGGTTTAGATACATTTAAAAAGAAACCACCTGAAAAAAATGAAGTCCTTGATAAAGATAAGGATCATATGAGCTATCGTCAGAAAGCTAAGTACTCAATGGATAGAGCTCGTAACTCTGCTACAGCTAAGATTGTACGTGGCAATGATGACGTAGATAAAGAAAAGAATACACTTCGTAAGAGAGCAGCTGGTATGGCAATGTCAGATAGAAAAGGTGTTCGTCAATTCCGTAAATTCCACGGTTACGATAAGAAGAAATAATATGCCTAAGACACTTAACCCAGATCAAATAGCAATGCTTGACAAAGAAGTACAAAAGCTTGATAAAAATCTTAAAGATAAAGATAAAGAAAAAGCAATGGGTATGCTCATGAAAAAAGTTGGTATCAAAGAATCAGATCTTGATGAATTATCATTGAGCATG